GATGAAGCTCAAAGAGGCGCTGGCGCTGGTGGATGTGCGGGTGTTGGATCACATCATCACGGCCGCCGGCCAGTCGGCTTCGATGGCCGAGATGGGCTTGGTATGACCGCCGAACAGATCACCATCACGCGCCAGCCAAACCGCTTCTACGCGGTGCGCGTGGACGGCGTCAAGGCGGGCGAGGCTTTAAAGGAGGTCCAATGACCGCCAAGACAACCGCCCAGCGCCAGGCCAAGCACAAGGCAGGGCAGGCCGCGCTAGGCATCAAAGAGGTGCGCGGAATCATGGCGCATGTGGATTACCATGTCTGCATTCGCCGTGACGCAAGGGACACGGTAAAATCATTTGAAAGGATTGACAAATCAAAGTTTGCAGGCACAACTACCTCGAACAACTAGAAAGACTTGCGAAGTGACTGAAACCCAATATAAAAAAGGGAAAGTAAAGGGTCCAGGCCGTCCTAAGGGTGTGCCCAACAAGTCAACAGCAGCGCTCAAGGACATGATCCTGGGCGCTCTTGACGAGTCGGGAGGGGTTGGCTACCTAGTAGAGCGTGCAAACGATCCTAGGACCGCTGCGGCGTTCATGGCTCTGGTTGGTAAAGTGTTGCCGATGACAGTGCAGGGGACCGGCGTAGATGGCGAGCATGTCATTACGGTGATTGAGCGCAGGATCGTAAAGGCCAAGTGACCCAGTTAGTCATAGACACGCCCGAGGTGTTTGAGCCTCTTCTGGTGCCGTCGCGGTACAAGGGCATCTATGGTGGTCGCGGGTCTGGCAAGTCGCATTTCTTTGCTGAGGCATTGGTTGAGTTGTGCATCCAGAAAAAGACGGATGCGGTTTGCTTGCGTGAAGTGCAGCGATCGCTAAAGTTTTCAGTTAAGAAGCTACTGGAAAACAAAATCCAGGCAATGAATGCAGGCGCTTACTTTGAAGTGCAAAACGAGCAGATAAAGTCTAAGCACGGCGGGATAATAATTTTTCAAGGTATGCAAGACCACACGAGCGACAGCATCAAGTCGCTCGAGGGTTTCCAGATTGCATGGTTTGAAGAAGCCCAGTCTGCAAGCCAGCGCAGCCTGGATCTGTTGCGTCCTACGATCCGGGCGCCAGGCAGTGAGCTGTGGTTCAGCTGGAATCCTCGGTATGCAACCGATCCGGTGGATGTTCTGCTAAGGGGTGCAAACCCACCGCCTGATGGAATCGTGATCGAGGCGAATCACACAGACAATCCTTGGATGCCTGAGGAGCTTGTTAAAGAGCTTGAGTACGACAAGCGGCGTGATCCTGACAAATACGCCCATATCTGGCTTGGCAAGTATCAAAGCAACAGCAGCGCGCGGGTGTTCCACAACTGGCACATCGAAGAGTTTGAGACAGACCCGACAGCCTTGATCCGGCAGGGTGCAGACTGGGGTTTTAGCGTTGATCCGACAGTGCTAGTTCAGTGCTATATCTCGGGCCGCCGGCTGTATGTGTGCCATGAAGCGTACCGCGTTGGGTGTGACATTGTGGACACGCCAGAGCTGTTTATGAGCGTGCCAGATAGCGAGAAGTGGCCAATGGTTGCAGACTCAGCCAGGCCGGAGACTATCAGCCATTTGCGCAAGCACGGCTTCCCGAAGATTAGCAGCGCGGTAAAAGGCCCGAAGTCGGTCGAGGAAGGTATCGAGTTTTTGAAAAGCTTCGATATTGTTGTGCATCCAAGGTGCATCCACTTGATCGACGAACTGGCTTTGTACTCGTTTAAGGTTGACCCTCTAGACGAAAGCCGGGTTCTTCCGATCCTTGCCGACAAAGATAACCACGTCATTGACGCATTGCGGTATGCTTGCGAAAGTGCTAGGCGATCTGTGAGGCCAAACCACGCTTTATACTTTCAGCCGATCCCGAGCGCAAACCGCTGGTAACCACATGGCAACAAAAAAGCAAGACGCAGAGCTAGTCAACATCCACGCAGAGGCGCTGGCGCAGTTTGACGATGTGCAGACGGCACTGAAGGATGAGCGCCTGCAATGCTTGCAAGACCGGCGTTTCTATTCCATTGCCGGCGCACAGTGGGAAGGCCCGCTAGGCGAGATTTACGAAAACAAGCCGAAGTTTGAGGTCAACAAGGTTGCATTGTCGGTAATGCGGATCATCAGCGAGTACCGCAACAACCGCGTGACCGTTGATTACACGCCCAAGGATGGCACAAAAGCCGATGAGCTGGCTGACACCTGCGATGGACTGTACCGCGCAGATGAACAAGACAGCGTGGCTGATGAGGCGTATGACAATGCATTTGAGGAAGCTGTAGGCGGTGGCTTTGGAGCTTGGCGCTTGCGCACAAAGTACGAAGACGAGGAATCAGAGGACGACGACCGGCAGCGGGTGATTATTGAGCCGATCTTTGATGCCGATAGTTCTGTGTTCTTTGACCTCGACGCAAAGAGGATGGACAAGTCAGACGCTAAATTCTGCTACGTCATCTTTTCCATGACGCGGGAGAGATACATTCAGGAGTTTGACGACAACCCGACTGATTGGCCTAAGACCATTCATCAACATGAGTTCGACTGGTCAACGCCTGACATGGTGTTCATTGCCGAATACTACAAAGTCGAGATGGTGAGTGAGACCATCCGGGTGTTCCAAGGCATTGACGGCGTAGAAGAAAAGTACCGCACAAAAGACTTCAAAGACGACCCGACGCTAGAGGAAACCCTGCTAGCCGTTGGCAAGACTGAGGTTAGAAGTAAGCGCGTCAAGACGAAACGGGTGCACAAATACATATTGTCGGGCGGCAGGGTGCTGGAGGACGCGGGCTATATTGCGGGGAAGTGCATCCCAATCGTACCGGTGTACGGTAAGCGCTGGTTCGTGGACAACGTAGAGCGGTGCATGGGTCATGTCCGGCTTGCTAAGGACGCGCAGCGGCTTAAGAACATGCAGCTATCAAAGCTGGGTGAGATCAGCGCGTTGTCCAGCGTGGAGAAGCCCATTCTTACGCCTGAGCAAGTGGCTGGCCACCAAGTGATGTGGAGCGAAGACAACCTCAAGGACTACCCGTACTTGCTGGTAAACCCGATCACAGGACCGGACGGCAGCCAGAGCATTACAGGACCTATTGGATACACAAAGCCGCCCACCATACCGCCTGCGATGGCTGCGCTGCTACAGATTACAGAGACTGACATGCAGGATATTCTTGGGAACCAGACCCAGGGTGACAAGATCGTGTCTAACATTTCAGGCAAGGCTGTTGAGATGATTCAGCAGCGGCTCGACATGCAAACATTTATCTACATGAGCAACTTTTCCAAGGCCATGAAGCGCAGCGGCGAGATCTGGCTGAGTATGGCCCGTGATGTTTACGTCGAAGAAGGCAGGCGCATGAAGGTAATCGCTGAAAACGATGTGACCGACAGCGTGGAGCTTATGAAGCCCATGATCGACCCTGAGACGGGCGAGATCAAGATGCAAAACAACATGGCCGATGCTGCTTTTGATGTGAATGTTGATGTTGGTCCATCGTCTAGCAGCAAGCGCAGCGCAACGGTAAGCGCGCTGATGGGCATGATGCAGGTTACGCAAGACCCAGAGACGCTAAACGTGCTCGGCTCAATGGCAATGATGAACATGGCAGGCGAGGGCATATCTGATGTGCGAGACTTCTTCCGAAACCGACTTATCAAAATTGGCGTTATCAAGCCTACAGAGCAAGAGTCCCAAGAACTCATGGCAGAAATGCAAGGCCAGCCAGAAGATCCGAACTCTGTCTTCCTCAAGGCCGCAGCAGAGGAAGCCATCGCCAAAGCAGCAAAGGCCAGGGCCGATACGGTGGCAACAGTTGCAGACTCTGAGCTGACACGGGCCAAGACAATCGAGACCATGGCGGGCATTGAGCTGGACAGCCAGGCCCAGGCCATAGAGCTAGCCAAAGAAATAGGCATCGGTGTGGAGATGCAAAACCAGCAGCCCGACCTGCTGCCGTTTAGTTGATAATCACAGAATACGGAACGCCGCCCCGCCGTTTAAAGTGGGCGAGTTAATAGGGTCAAAAATGGAACTAACGGCAGAAAAAGACTACGACGAGCCAGAACAAGTTATCGAAAGCTTAGACACTACCGAGATCGGTGATGTTGTGGCTGACGAAGACGACGCGGATGATGTTGTTGTGTCTATTGGGGAGGAATCGCCACCTCCAGAGGACCACGCTCCAGCGCCAGCATGGGTTAAGGAGTTGCGTAAGACAAGCCGGGAAAAAGATAAACGCATTCGTGAGTTGGAAGCACGCGAGGCAAGCCGTACACCTGAGAAAAAGCCGGTTGTATTGAGCGCCAAGCCAAAGCTGGAAGATCACGACTACGATACTGAAAAGTACGAAGATGCTTTGTCAAGTTGGTTTGAGCAGAAGCGACAGGTTGAAACTGAAACTGAGAAGTTAAAGTCATCTGAGCAGAAGCAAACCCAAGAATGGCAAGGCAAGCTAGACGGCTACACGAAGGCCAAAGCAGAGTTAAAGGTGCGTGATTTTGAAGAAGCCGAGTCGGTGGCGACCGAGCTTTTCAGCACGACCCAGCAGGGTGTGATTCTGCAAGGTGCAGACAATCCGGCTCTGGTGATTTACGCAATTGGAAAAAGCCCAAAAAAGGCAGCAGAGCTG